TCAGTATACAGACCAACATGACAAAAGTTACATTACATGGAAATCTTTCGGAAAAAGTCGGTAAAAAAATATGGAACCTATCTGTCTCTAGCGTAAAAGAAGCTCTTTCCGCTATAGAAATACAATCAAAAAAACTTTATAAAACTTTTATTCAAAATGATAAAAAAGATATAAAGTATAGAATCTTGATAAACGGAAGAGATTTTTTATTTGACAAAGAAAAAGGCGTTGACACCGAAGAAGGGCTAAATTCTTCTGAATTAGCCATGAATCTACCTAATATAAAAACTATAGATTTTATTCCAGTTATTGAAGGAGCAGGAGGAGGAGGTGACGACGGAGGAACAGACGCAAAATCTATTATTGCTATAGTAGTAGGAGTACTTCTTATAGCTTTTTCTGGCGGTAACCCAGCTATGATTATGGCAGGTATAGGATTAATAGCTGCGGGAGTAACAAATCTTTTGACTCCAAAACCTAAATTTGACGACTTTGAAGAAATAGAAGGAGGAGGAGGAAGAAAAAACGAGCTTTTTTCCGGTCCTCAAAATACAATAAGAGAAGGAGGCCCCGTCTTCGTTGGTTACGGAAGATTACTTATAGGATCTCACGTTATTCATTCCTCAATCAAAACTTTTGACGTTAAAAACGGAGAAGAAGTAGATAAAAGTAAATATACGAGATATAGTTACTGGGGTAACGAATATTACGGGTTAGATTACAGACACTCAATAAAGGTTGATGACGAAAAACAAAATGTTTCTAATTTAGCTAAAAAACAAATTATTGACGAAAGAGATTTTTCTTCTTTATCTAAACCTAAACAAAATAAAGTTGGAGAAGTGACTAATTATCCGGGAGGAAAAGAAAGCGAATACATTTTTGAACTGCAAGACGGTAGCTATTTTTACTGTAACAAAGACGAATCTTAAACAAAAGATCTAAAAATGGGAAAAAAAGGAAAAGAATACGAACCAAGAAAAGCTATAACTGACGAACAGGGAGTTTTAATACCTTCCGGTAGTGATACAGAACTGTATTCTTCTATTTCCGAAATATTCGTTGCAGATCTTTTATGCGAGGGAGAAATAGAAGGAATAGTTAGCGGAGATTATATATTTCAAGGACAAATAAACGAAACAGGTTATACATCAGCTGAATATATTCCGTATGCGGCACAAGGAAAAGAAGATAGTGAAGATACGTCTTTAGGTTTTTTAAAATCTGTTTATTGGAATGAGGTTCCAGTGGTAGACAGTGAAGGATATTATAATTTTCCAGAAATAAATTTAAAAGAAGTCAAAGGGTCTCCTACCGGTCTGGCTCCTACGTTAAATTCTGAATTATCAAGCGGTTCTGCAGAACAGCTTCAAGATGATATGCAGATGTCTTTATTCAGAAATATAGGAGATAGACTATTTGGTCCGCCTATAAAAGTTGGTGAAAAAGCTCCAAAATATTACAAAACAAATCAAGCATATATAGCAAAAGGGAACGCTAGTTTTTGGTACTCGAATTATGAATCTCAATATGGTCAAGCATTAATAGAAGACGAAAATGAAACTAGAGTTTTTGTCGGAATAGTCGGAGCAGGAACGCAGGACGAGAGAAGGATTATAGGTGAAGAAGTAAACTTTAACCAAAACGCTGGGTCAAATAACCAAACGAATCCTAATGAGACAGGAGAACCCACTTTAAAAGGGGGAAAAATTGATAGAAATGCAAAAACATATACTATTTCAAATAAAGAATGTGTTAAGGTAGCTGTTAACATAAGAGTTCCTAATTTAACAGAACAAATAAAAGACGATACTACAGACGATATTAGTAACGATTCCAAATCTTTTTCTTCACAGAGAAAAGGTACGTCTCAAAGTGGAAATCAACAACCATACGGGCAAGGAGATTTGAGAGCTCGAAAAATAACGTATCAAGTATATTTCAGACCAGTTTTTGACACAAGGCATTCTAAATCTAGCTTTTTTCAAGAAGATTTTTCTAGTTTAAATACAGACGATATCTTAATTGAGCAATTAAAAGAAGTAGGGCTGATTAAACCACCAATAGGAGAAGAGGAAGAAAGCAGGGCAATAGAAGAAAAATTGGAAGAAATCCTAAAGTCAAACGGTTTTAAAGAAACAGATTATAAGGAGGACGGAGATCAATTAGTTAATTTAGACAACAAGATAGAGCTTTCGAAATTCTTGTCACTTTTATTAGTTGAATCTAAGGGTTCTTTTCCTTGGAAGCTAGCTTATGAAGATGAAATTTTCGGAAGATTCGATCAACCTTACCTAAGAAGCAGAACGGTAAATTTAGAAAACTACGGTATCGACATCTGGAATGGAAATGCCGTAAAAGATTACGAACTTTTCCAAGGTTGGGAAATCAAAATAGTAAGACTTACTCCAGACTCTGTTCACACTTATCTAAGAAATCAAAGTTTTGTAGATTCTTTAGTCGAAATATATAAGCCTAAGATGAGATACCCTTACTGCGCTATGGTATACTCTAAATTTGGCGCAGATAATTTTTCGGCTGCTCCCGCTAGATCATATGATTCAAAACTTATAAAGGTAAAAATACCAAATAATTATGACCCAATTAAAAAAACTTACGGTATAAGCGCAGCTTTCGTTGAAAACGAAGGCGAGTATAACCTTTCTCCTGATGCTGAAGAATCCTCAATCCCCATAGGCACAACCTTATGCTATGACAACGATGGAAAAACTTATCATAAAAAGTATTCAGGAGATATAAAAACAGACTTAAGTAATCATAAACCGAATTACATTTCTACTACAGATAATGCTGGAAAGGGAACTGGCCCTAATCAATTTTGGAATGGAGAATTCAAGAAAGAGAAGTATTGGACAGATAATCCTGCATGGTGCTTTTATGACTTAATGACAAACTTTAGATATGGATTAGGGGAATATATCAATACAGAATCAATGGATAAATGGACTCTTTACGATATATCTAAATATTGTGACGTTTTAGTTTACGATAACAAAGGAAGTATAGAGCCAAGATTCACTTTTAATCATCTAATTATTTCAAGAGACGAAGCTTACAAAGTCCTCAATGACCTAGCTTCTGCTTTTCGAAGCATGTTATATTATGCTTTTGGACAAATCTATGTTGTTCAAGATAACCCTAAAGAACCTGTGTATCATTTTAATAACGCTAACGTTATAGATGGAAAATTTAAATACTCGTCTTCCGCAAGGAAAGCTCGACATACAGTAGCCCTTGTTAGATACATAGATAAGCATAGCATGTATAAACCTGCTTTGTCTTACACTGAAGATCCAGAAGGAATAAGAAGGTATGGTATACGAGAAATACAAACCAGTGCTATAGGCTGCACTAGCGAAGCTCAAGCTAAAAGGTTCGGGGATTGGATGCTCAAAAGTGAAAATCTAGAAACTGAATCTATAAGTTTTTCCGCAGGGATAGAGTCTTCTTATTTGAGACCCGGCGATGTATTTTCTGTTTACGATAGATACAGAAATAAATCAAAGCTCTTAGGAAGAACCCTAGAAATAAGACACAATTGTCGATTAGATATAGATGAAGGTCAAAAAAATGAACTTTCAAAAGATTCAACAGAAGACAAGAATGAAACTATAATATTTTCTCCGTTTGAAGATAACCCAAGCGAAGAATTCCTTGAGTCTGAATTTATTTTTCCTGTGCCTTTTAAATACAGCGCTGAAATCTACGAAAGTAATCTTTTGAGTGATAGCGATTTTGGAGACAGAAGCTGGGCTAACCCCGTTTTCAATAAAGTCGTAATCAAGAAAATAATAAATCCAGAAAAATTAGAGCAAGAAAAACAACTAATACTAAGTGAAGGCTTAACTAAAAAAAACAACGGAACAAAAGTAAAAATCAATCAAGTAAAAAAAGATGATACTCCTCAAGATTTCAAAGTTTGGTTAAATAATTTTTATACAGAATTAGAAAACGATGATGCTTTTTCTAACCAGACTACTTTTTATATACCTTATGAAATAAAAAAAGGAAAAGAAGTTTTAGTCGGAGGAAGAAAACAAATAATGGAAGAGATAAAAAGAGCCGTAGAAGCCAACGAAAAGAATTCTATATTAGACCTTAATCTTGATTTTGAATTCGGGGAAAACTGCTATCCTCAAGGCTCCGAAAGACTTGATTCAGATCCTGAGTTAAAGTATATCCTAAATATAAACCCATATACCGAAGTTTTCGATAGATTAGAAAATGGGAATTTTCAAGGAAAAAAAGTAGAGCCATACGCTTTAAGTCATTTAGCGACAGATCCAAAACACTACTATTTAGACAACTCTACAGATAAACAAAGACCAGAGTATCGCGATTATAGAGTAAAAAAGATAACAAATGAAGAAATAACATATGATGAAAACTGTGACCCTGAAAAATTCGAAGATAATATTTTTACAAAAATATATAGAGATGTAAAAAAAGGTGACGAAATAACATTTAAATACGAGATAAAAAAAGCTTACATATCTCAGAGCTCAACACAGCCTTTTGCTTCTTCTAGTTATACCACAGAAGACCTTATTGGAAACGGGCAAGGATTAATCTCTTTAACAGATAATAATACAACCATTACTATTTCAGAGCTAGGTAATTATGAAAGAAGTGATAATAAATCTGCAACTTTAATAGTCGTTCTAGGAAAACAAAAGGTAGCAAGTTACATAGATCATTTTAACAATATAGATACTTTAACGACATTAACGACAGAGCTCGATAGTGACTTTTTTCATTCAGATTTTTTATTTGACAATTTAGTTGGAGAAATATCCTCAGAAGAAGAATATACAAAAGTAGAAGAAGCTTCGGATTTGGAAGGAAAAGG